ATGAGGTTCATTACTTGTTCGGCTCGCCCTTTGTTTTATCCAAGGCCATCCAACCAACTGACAACAAGGTCAATACGGAACCGATGATTTCGGTGAGAGTGGCTGCATCGATGATGCCTTTGGCGACGAGTGTACCACCGATGAAGGTCAAAAGGTGGCGAAGTAAAGCGATGACTGCTGATTTCATAAAAGGGAGTTTAGGGGTTTCGGGTGTTTCGGGGTTGCGTTTGCGGAATAATCTCATTTGCTCTTGGGTTTGTTGGCGTGGTAGTCCTCGGTGTATTGTTCCTCCCAACCTGCAAAGGCGTGGACACCGCAGGGTTCGGGCCAAATGACGTAAGGGGCAGCGAGTTCGCTCGGTTCGTCTGCGTGGAATAGCACGTCAACGCTAAACTCCTTGCGGACCTTGATGCAGTTGCCTTCCTTGTCGGCTTGTTCGCATAGGTGGCCGAGGATTACAACGCTATCCATCGGGTCCAATTTGGCGAGGACTTGGTCTGCAATGTTTGCAGAGGGGAAGGAGAGTTTACGGAAACAGGCCATCGTTACAGGGTTGACAATGCGATGAGTTCAGCGTTGCTTAGACGTGAGGTGTAGATTGCAGCGGAGCGGATTCGGGAGTTGATTTGGCTTGTTGTGTTCGCATCTTCAATCTTGCCGACATTGATAGTATTTAACGATGCGGGATATGCGGCAGATGTTCCCGAAACTACCGCAGCACCATTTAAACTTGCAGTCAATGTTCCGCTTACACCATTTTGAATGTAACCAAATGCAGCCTTGTTGTAGCCAACCACAGGCGTTCCAATGTTTATACTTTGGGCATTAATTTGAGCAAATACGGAGCCAGCAGCAAAAATAAGCATAACCCTATTTGTTTGATTGCCATCGCTTAATGCTAAAATTCTCCTTGTACTTGTATCAGTCCTATATTCAAACTCCGCATAAATCGTCCCTTCCGTCTGGCCTATGCATCCGCTGACTGCGCCTGATAGGTTGATAACGTCTGCGTTGCGAGTTACCGAGCCTGTGGTTGTGGGGATGAACGTGGTAGGAACTGCACCGAGTTCGATTTGCGGTGCAGCGAAGGCAATGCCAAGACCGACTGCTGGATGCGTTGCATTGTTTACTGCAGTAGTTGGTCCTAATCCCAATTGAGTCAGCGTTCCACTTGCAGTCATCGTAAAAGTTTCTGAACAACGGAATACATCCGTACCAAACCTTTCAACCCTACGAATCCTTGATGTAGCACCTGTATAGGCAAAAAGCGAGCCACTACTAAAAGAACCACTGACATCAAATCCCCCACCAAGGTTGCCTGATGCTGCGCCAGTTATAACTGCATAATATCCGCCAATCGTGTGCGCTCCTGTTTTCTTTAAGAAAAATGAAAGCGTGTAGGTGCTGCCACTTGCGAGGGCTACGTTATTGGAAGTCCTGCGCAAAACACCAGCATCCGAGCCAATACCACTACCACTAACCGCCACGGTCAAGTTGTTACCGCTCACACCAATTGCATCAACATAACCGCTTGAAAGGTTTGCTCCAATAACCCAACTTGTTGTAGTATCCTGCGAGTTAAGGATTCCGTTGGTCCCACTCGCCTCCACCAACAACGCAGGGCAGCCAGCCGTTCCACCGCTGGTGTAGTAATCCAAGCGAGGCACACCCGAAGCCACCGACTCAATCAAGCCAGCCGAATTGAATCGGGTCGCAGTCGTGGCACGGGTTACGTTAAAGTCGCCCGATGAACCAAGGACCAACCCAGCCGAAGTCGTAGCGATTTGGGTGTAAAGTTTCCCCGTCTTGAATCGGGCAGGGACGATAAGGAGTGATGGGCTTGCAGGCATCTGCTATGCGTTTAAAAGATTGTACATTCGGACTTCAAGGCAGTTGATGAAGCGAACCTCCGCAGCGGTAGCCGAGTCGGTGTTCGCCCGTTGCATAAACGGCAGCCAAGAGTTGGAATAAAAGACGAAGAAAGCGTAGGATTGGAAGGAGTTAAGGAATCGGGTTTGGAGGCATCCATTGACCGCAGCCTCGGCAGGCAAAGCCCCGTCAGCGTCTGCACGTTGGTTGAAGGCAAGCCAAAACGGATTGCCACCGCCAAGCAGTTGGTTTGTTGGATAGCCGTAGCCGTAACCTATCAGCATTAGAGGAATGTGAAACCGATAACCGAACCCACCGAAGGCGTAACCGCAGTAATCTTGCCTCCGTTGCGACCGCTGATAACGATGCCAGCGGAAATAGAAGCCCCCGAAAAGTTGTAAGCGGTTAGCAGGTTCTCACTTCCAGTTCCAGTAAGGGTTGTGAATGTGGCTGCGGTATTGACCACCAAGAAGTCGTAGTTTTTCCCAGTAACGGTTCCATTGATAAACTCCATCGTACCGCCCTGTCCGAGCATTTGTTGCAATATGGGTGTAGGCATTTTTTAGCGTTTAATTGTAAATGTCTTTTAGGTTGGAATTTCACAAACCGAGTGAGAGTATGGAATCTCAAAGGTCATCGTCGCCTGCCACCCTGCCGTGCGGTCATCCCGGCTCTCTACAAACCTCGTAAGGCTCACGCTGGATGAGAGGGTCCAGTCCTCGCTTGGGTCGTTTGTGAGCGACGATATGAAGTCCTGTGCTACCTGCAGTTGGTCGCTTAGGACCTCATCTTCGTTGTCCTGCCAACCCAGCGTAGGGCTGCCCGAAACCACTCCGCCCATCGGCTTAATGGACTCAACACGGTCAGAAAAGTAAACCCCAACCACCAAGTCCAAAGTACCAGCGTCAGTAGTTGCTGACTGAACATCCGCAAAGACCAAAGGATAGACAATTCGCTCACGGCTTGGGGTTCGCAGGTTGATGGTGTTGTCCGTGCCGATTGCAAGCGGGTCGCCCGTCCCGAAGGAGTTTACTTGCGGGTGGTTGTTGGCAAGGTCCAGCAGGGCTTGCTTGATTTTTATCCAAGACATAGTTTTGCAGTTTCAGTATGTTCTTCTTGTGCGCACCCATCGTCAGCAGTCATTACACGCCCCGAATTGACCGTAAGGGTAGGGGTAGTCAAGGTTGCTGATTCCCATTCTTCGGTTGCGGTCCAAGACCATCCCTGTTCGGTAGTTCGTAGCGTTCGGGTAGATGGTATCCAATGCAGACGGAGGCGAGTTCCACAAGGGGTATGAATTGCGGTTTTCCATGAGGTAGCGGGTAATCCGCTCGGAATACCACTCGGCATCGTTCTTCACTTTGTCGGTCAGCCGTGTGATTTCCTCCATGCTCATCTGCGAGGATTCTTCGCTTGTTCTACGGACCATCCCCTTGTTCATGTATTTAAAGGCCAAGACCATGGGCAACTCGTAGTAAAGCCACTGAATCATAGCAGGCTGAATGTAGTCCTCCAGCAGCGTTTGGTTGAGTGCAGACGTTGAACCGCTGACGACCTGCGTAACCAATTCCCCGTAGAGTGCAGAGCCAACGATTGGCTGAATCCGCATCTCCTGCACCTTGACAACCGTTGGACGGATTTGGGTGTAGGATACGTTCTCGTTAATGATGCTATTGTCCAGCAGCGTTTCTTCGCTTATGAATAGTGCCTTCATGCCTTGCTGATTTTATTGCCTTTACGGATTACAAGTTGCTGCTCCCATACATGGCGACATTGGGGGCGATTCACTCCGCTCGGTGTGTGATACCAACCGCCTCTGCGATTCCATACGGAATATCCCATGATTGCAGAAATCCCGTCAATGTCGTCCCTTGTGTAGACCTTGCCCTGCCCAGCCAAGTCCAACATGACCTTGCAGAACTCACGGCTTGACCGCTTGTCCTTGTTGCTGAAACCCGTGGCCCAAGAGTATTTGTAACGGACTTCCAAGACTGGCTCGGTTGCCTTCTTGCTCTCTGCGAGGTTTTCCTTGGCGATGTTGTCCACCGCCCGTGCAACAGGATAGCGGTCCTTGGTAATCAAGTAGGCGACCCGCTTGGCAACCTTCGCCTTGCTGACTCCGAACTCCTTTGCCATTTCTTCAACCGATGCGTCCCGGTTCTTCTTGCGATACGCCTCAATCTTCTTGTCCAGTTCGACTTCTTCTTCGCCCAGTTCGGCAAAGGCCAACCGTATGTTTTCGTCTATGTTCGTGTCGAACCGCATCGGCTTTGAGTGCATGACGTGGTAATCGTCTGCGTGGCTTCCAAACTTGCTTGCAACGACCTCCAAGACCTTGAACTCCTCATCGCCCCATCCGTAGTCCTCGTCGTCTTCTTCGCCCCAAGTCGGTTCGCTGAACTCTTGGGACTGCACTCCGAGCATCGTGTCAATCTCTTGGGCT